AATTGAAGACATTCTTGCGGCAGCCAGCGACAAGATGCTCTTCATTTGGGACTCTCTTGCATTCACGCCTTCTATCTCAGATGTAGAAGGAGACTTCAATCCGCAGTCTTCAGTTGCCACCAAGGCACGCATTCTTGCGAAGGGAATGTCTAAGTTGATTGTCCCGCTTGCTGATAAGCAGGCAACATTCCTTGTCCTCAATCAGTTGAAGACCAACATTCCACAGGGACCAATGGCTCGTCAGATTGCCATGACGACCCCCTACATTACTCCCGGTGGTAAGGCAATGCACTACTCCTACTCTCTACGCATCTGGCTCACAGGTCGCAAGAGTAAGAAAGCATTCGTTGACGACGAAAACGGATTCCGCATTGGGTCGGAGGTCAAGGTAAAACTTGAAAAGTCGCGCTTTGGAACACAGGGCAGAACTTGTGCCTTCCGCATTCTATGGGGAACCGACAAGATTGGTGTTCAGGATGAAGAGAGTTGGTTTGATGCTCTCAAAGGCTTTATGCAGGTTGCTGGCTCTTGGTACACCTTTGAGCACAAAGGTTACACCAAGAAGTTCCAGCCAAGCAAATGGGCTGAGATCCTAGAAAACGATCCTGAGTTCAAACAGCACGTCATGGATTTCATGGATGAAGTAGTTGTCCAGAAGTTTGATAAGCGCGAAGGCGAGGCATCTGATTTCTACGAAGTAGACAAAGCCTCTTGACAGCGAGCCTCCACCCTGTTAGATTATGGGGTGGAGGTAAACTATGAAGCGTGTGCTAGTTATTGACGCCCTCAACATGTTCTTGAGGGCGTTTATCGTTGATCCGAGTCTGTCTAATCACGGACAGCCGATTGGCGGAATCAAGGGATCTATGAAGATCCTACAGAAGTTGGTCCGAATGACCAAACCAAATGAGATTGTGATCTGCTGGGACGGACCAAATGGTTCTCAAAAGCGCAAGTCTCTTGACTCTGGCTATAAGGAAGGGCGAAAGCCTCTGCGTCTCAATCGCGCCGTTCACAATCTAACTGAGAACGAAGAACTACAGAACAAGTTGTGGCAGCAGATGCGAACGATTGAGTATTTCAATCAAATGCCGATCATTCAACTTGTTCTTGAAAGAGTGGAAGCAGACGACATTATCTCTTATGTGTGTGGCTCTCCGCATTACAAGGGTTGGCAGAAGGTAATCGTCTCCAACGACAAGGACTTTCTTCAATTGTGCAACGAAGAGACAGTAGTCTATCGCCCAACCACAGATAAGATTGAGACCAAGAAGACCGTTATTGAGTCTCTCGGCATTCACCCCACAAACATGGCTCTTGCTCGCGCTATGGTTGGCGACGCAAGCGATAACCTTCCGGGCGTCAGCCGTGTGGGTTTCAAGACGATTGCAGGTAAGTTGCCTTTTATGAGCGAAGAGCGAAGCGTGACGATTGACGAACTGCTCGATTACTGCGAGAACACAGACTCAAAACTCAAAGTCTATAAGAACATCCGAGAGTCAAAAAAAGTTATTGAGCACAACTACAAAATGATGCAGTTGTACTCTCCGCTTATCTCCGTTCAGGGCACACAGATTATCGATCACGCCCTCCAGAACTTTGAGTGCGACTTCAACAAGACCGAACTGCTGAAACTAATGATGGAAGACGGCTTTGGAGAACTAAACTGGGAAGAATTGAAGACATTTCTAAACCGAATTTCTAGGGAGTGTAACGATAAGTAGCACTATTTACTACCGAGGTGTGGTAAATGGAAGACCTTTATGAAATAGACGAAGACGCTCTTGAAGAGATTGCGTTAGATGAGAAAAGAAAAAAGAAGAAAAAGAAGAAGAAAGCAAAGCGTGACGCTTGCTACCACAAGGTTCGCGCTCGCTATGACGTGTGGCCTAGTGCTTATGCCTCTGGTGCTCTCGTCAAGTGCCGCAAAGTTGGTGCTAAAAACTGGGGCAATAAGTCTAAGAAGAACGAAGGTCTAGAACTAGACGACCATTTACTACAAATTATCGCAGAAGAGCACGCTGCTGTTCTAAGAGAGTTCAAAGAGCGCATTCCCGGCGGTCTTACTTCTGGAATGGAAGGCTCTATGGAGTCAATCCACCAGCAACTTGCCGATAGACACGGCGTTTCACTAGAACAGATCGAAGCCGAGATTGATAGAGGAATTGAGGTAGAACTAGAACACACAACAGACGAAGAGATAGCACACGAGATTGCTATAGATCATGTCTACGAAGATCCAGCCTACTACTCTAAACTCGGAACGATCGAGGAAGCAAAAAAAAAGAAAGCAGGTAGCGAATCAAGCAAAGAGTCCAATCTAAGAGACTGGTTCAAGCGCAAGGGCGCTCCCGGTAAGAAAGGCGGCTGGGTTGATTGCAACACTTGTCGTAAAGGAAAGTGCAAGCCTTGCGGTCGATCTGGAAAAGAAAAGCGCTCTAAGTATCCTTCTTGTCGCCCAACACCTTCAGCCTGCAAAGAGCGAGGTCGCGGCAAGTCTTGGGGCAAGAAGTCAAAAGCAGGAAAGAAATAATGAACATCCAACACACAATAAAGGAAGAACTAAGGCTCTTTCTTGAGGGCAAGGCAGAAGACCTTGTTGCAAAATTCCCAGAACTACAGCCCGCTTATGATGCTGGAATCAAGAACCCACAATACCTTCAGTGGATTCAGAAGCGTAGAGGTGATGAGCCAGTCGAGGACATTATTGGCGTCGTACAATCTTTTGACGCCGCAAAGCAGCGCCTGAAGGCAAAGAAGATGTCACCAGACATTTATGCCTACAAGACACCCGCCGTTCTTCGTCAGGCTTTAGAAGACCTTGGTGGCTCTAAGGGCGAAGAGCGCCGCCGTTTGAAAGACGAAGAAACAACTTATATTGGTGAGTTTGGTGACTGGGTTGTGGCTATGCCTCACACACGCGAAAGTTCGTGTCAGCTTGGTAAGGGCACCACTTGGTGTACCGCTGCAACACAATCACAAAACCTTTTCTTGTCTTATGTTGCTAGAAAAAGAAACAACATTGTCCTCTACTATGTTATCAAAAAAGGTGCAGATCCAAGACAAGATCCAACTTCAAAACTTTCAGTTGGCTTCGCTGGAGGAGAGCCCGTTTTCAGAGGAGACTACGGAGGAGTAACTGTAGACGCAGCCAATAATGGAATAGACTATGAAAAATACAAAGAGATCTTGGGAGATCAAGCATTACCTGCGCTTAGGGCTATGGAGGCACACGCAGACTCTATTGCAGGTAGACACCCAGCAAAGAAGCAAATAGAGAAGATTGCTAAAGATCCTGATGCTTTTGATAAAGCGATAGCAAATATGGGAGAAGGCGAGAAGCTTGACTTTATTGCAAATGTTGCCGAATACGAGCTAAGTCCAGAAGTTGCAAGAAAGATTGCTAGTGACGAGAATCACAAAATCAGAGCCCTAGTCGCCAAAAATTCCTCTACTCCACCAGAGGTGTTGCAGAAACTTGCTAGCGATGAAGAAACTTACATTAGAGTGTGGGTTGCTGGTAACTCCTCAACGCCGATGAAGACCATAATAAAACTTGCCGATGATGAGAAGGCTCGCGTCAGATCCGGGGTCGCTGGAAATGAAAATATACCACCTGAGTTGCTAGTAAAACTAGCTAATGATAAAGATTCTTATGTTAGACAAAGTGTTGCCGATAGAGATCACACGCCACCTGAAATACTAAGGAAACTTTCAGAAGATAAGCATATGGTTGTTAGAGGTTCGGTTGCCGCAAATCTCAACACACCGGTAGATGTCTTGGTAAAGCTTGCTGACGATACAGAGACTTACGTCATAAATGATCTTGTAGGTAATCCCAACTTACCACGAGAAATATTGTTCAAACTTGCAGATAGCGACGATAAATACAATAGACTCGGAGTTGCAACCAATGAGTCCACGCCGCCCGAATTGTTGTCTAAACTTGCAAATGATGAAGAATCATCCGTTAAAGAACAGGTTGCTAAAAACCCCCGTACACCGATAGAGGCTCTACTAAGGCTCGCCAACGATAAAGATTTTTATGTTCATAGCAAAGCCAAAAGGCACCCAACTTATCTTGCACATATGAAAGAGCAGGGAATGAATGAGTCTCTGTTTGATTCAAGAACTACTTATAGCGAGGGAAATACTATGAAACTTACCAGAACAGAACTACTAAGACTTGTCGAAGAGGTAGTTGAAGAATCACACACCAAAGCTGACGAAGAAAAACTAAAGAAGATTTCCAAGCAGTTGAAGAAATCTGTCAAGATGCATGGCGATCAATCTGATGCTATTGACGATATCATTGATCGTTCTGATGATGAAGAGTTAGAAGAAAGTTTTGATAATTATCCCGGCGCTCGCGTTGGCAGCGGAGGTCGTTCTGGGCATATTCATCCTGCTTCACATAGTAAGCCCGTAGAACCACGAAAACATCCTAAATGCCCTAGTGATTGGGAAGGTTGTATGAATAAAAATCTTTGGTGTCACGCAAAAACAGGCGAATATGTTGGTAATGCAAAAACAAATCTAGATTATACCGGCAGACCTATGGGTTCACATATGACTAGTTTCTGGGGTGACAATACTCCTTGCTACAAACTTATGCCAAAAAACGAGGCTTATCTTGAGCAGATTATCAGAGAAGAATACCAAGCTGTCCTCGCAGAAAAGAAAAAGAAGAAGTCTGAAAAAGATAAGATGAAATGTAACTCTCCTCGCCGCATCCGTAAAGGCGAAGCAGGTCACGGCAAAAAGAAATTTGTTGTCAAGGCTTGTGATGGCGGAACAGAGAAGATAATCCGTTATGGTGATGCCGGTCTAAAGATCAAGCGCAAGCAAAAGGGTCGTAGAAAGAATTTTCGCGCCCGCCACAACTGTGACAATCCCGGCTCCAAGTTGAAAGCACGCTACTGGTCCTGCAAGAACTGGTAGAATCAGAGTTAGGCATCGTCAAGAGCAAAAATAAAGTCTAACTCGCCTTGACTTTTTATCTGCGTGCGTTATATTTAGTAGTGCGAGACCTAGGAGCATTATGCTTGCACAGAAAGCCGACTTTGGAAGGTACGGAAAGTCCTTCCAAGAGGGGCTCGTTCAACTCATTTTTGAGGATCGACCCTTCGCAGATCAGATCACTGAGGTTCTAGACGTTGAGTTTCTAGAGCTTGAGTACCTTCGCACGTTTGTTGCGAAGATCGTAGAATACAGGACAAAGTACGGAAAGCATCCATCCACAAATGCGATGATTTCGGTGCTACGAACAGAACTTGACCGCGAATCAGAAGTAACACAGCAGCAGGTTCGTGATTATTATGCGAGAATCCACACTAACGAGATCTCCGACGATGTAGATTACATTAAAGAGACTTCACTTGACTTCTGCCGAAAGCAGAAACTCAAGGAAGCAATGATGAAGTCTGTTGGACTTCTACAGACCTGCTCTTTTGATGAGATCTCAAAGGTAATCAACGATGCGCTCAAGTTGGGTTCAGAGAACAACTTTGGTCACGACTTTATTGCGGACTTTGAAGAGCGCTACAAGCCAAAGTTCCGTTTACCAGTAACAACAGGATGGAACGAAATTGATAGAATTACAAGTGGCGGATTGGGTAGGAACGAATTGGGGGTGGTTATTGCTCCTACTGGCGCTGGGAAGTCAATGGCTTTGGTTCATTTGGGTTCTCAGGCAATCAAGGAAGGAAAGACAGTAGTCCACTACACCCTTGAGTTGCAGGACACAGTTGTTGCTTGTCGCTACGACTCCTGCATCACAAAGTATCCTCTATCTGATCTAGCCAACTTCAAGGACGAGATCTTTGAAGAGATCAAGGATCTTGACGGAACACTAATCGTCAAGGAATACCCAACCAAGTCAGCCTCAACGAACACCATCAAGGCACACCTTGCCCGTCTAGTAAAGAGGGGCATAGAGCCCGGTATGATTATCGTAGACTACGCAGATTTGCTACGTCCTGTCGTAGTCCGAAAAGAAAAACGGACGGAACTGGAGTCAATCTACGAGGAATTACGAGGACTTTCCAACGAGTTCAACTGCCCCATTTGGACTGCTTCTCAGACCAACCGCTCTGGACTCAACGCAGAGGTTGTGACTATGGAGCAGATCTCCGAGGCATTCAACAAGTGCTTCGTTGCTGACTTCATCTGCACTCTTTCACGAACGATCGAGGACAAGCAGAATAATAAGGCGAAGATGTTTATCGCCAAAAATCGTAACGGACCTGACGGTCTTGTCTACGATCTCTTCATGGACACTTCAAATGTGTGCATCAAGATGTTGCCCAAGCCAGTTGTTCCTTCTGGCGCAGGACCACAAATAGCCAGTAGCCCCGTTGTTACTAGCGCCAAGGAGCAAAAAGAGATTCTAAAGAACAAATACGACAAGTTCAGAAAAATAAGGAGTAACAGTAAATGAGAACACACATTCGTAGATTTAAACTATCAGACACATTCATAGAGCAGTACAAGGAACAGGAAGTTCCTTGGGGACCGCTTGGCTATGTAACATTCAAACGCACCTATGCCCGCCGTTTGAACGAGTTTGACGAGAACGCAAGCGGAACTGAAGAATGGTACCAGACCTGCCGTCGCGTTATTGAGGGCATGTTTGAGATGCAGAAACAGCACGTCTATCGTCTCGGTCTTGAATGGAACGACAACAAAGCACAGAAGACAGCAAAGGACGCCTACGATCGTCTATTCAATCTAAAGTGGACACCACCCGGTCGTGGTCTTTGGATGATGGGAACCAAGTTCGTAAACGAACGTACCGCTGCTGGTCTATTCAATTGCGCTTTCCGCTCAACCCGAGAACTCAACAGCAAGGGTGGTTATCTCTTTGCTTGGATGATGGACGCTCTTATGTTGGGTATTGGTGTTGGTTTCGACACACTTGGTGCAGGCTCACTAACAGTCCAGCAGCCAGAGTTCACAAACGAGAACTACGTCATTGACGATTCCCGCGAAGGCTGGGTCAATTCAGTCAAGATTCTTCTAAATGGCTTCCTCTTTGGCGCTAAAGTCCCCACTTTTGATTACTCCGCTATTCGTCCCTATGGTGCTCCAATCAACGGATTTGGTGGAACTTCTAGCGGTCACGGACCTCTCAAGGAACTACATGAGAGCCTAATCGAACTTTATACCCCACGCATCGGTCAGCCAATCACCTCCGTAGACATTGTAGACACAGAAAACCTAATCGGTCGCTGTGTGGTAGCGGGTAACGTTCGTCGTTCTGCTGCGTTGGCTCTTGGTAACCACGAAGACTTTGATTACCTACAGATGAAGAACGACTCTGAGAAGTTGGCTCACCATCGTTGGGGTTCAAACAACTCTTTCCACGCTATTGTTGGTCAGGACTACACTTGGCACGCAGAGCAGTCACAGAAGAACGGAGAGCCCGGCTACATTTGGCTGGACAACGCAAGAACCCGTGGTCGCTTTGCCGATCCTCCCCGTGACGACGATAAGAACGTTATGGGCTTCAACCCCTGCGTTGAGCAGCAGTTGGAAGACGCTGAGTTGTGCTGTCTTGTTGAGACCTTCCCAGCCAAGCACGAAACCTACGAGGATTACCTCGCAACACTCAAAATTGCCTACCTTTACGGCAAGACTGTTACTCTTGCAAACACCCATTGGGCTGAGACTAACGCAAAAATGTTAAAGAACCGCCGAATCGGTCTTTCTCAGTCTGGTGTTGTTCAGGCTTTCAACAAGTTTGGTCGTCGTAAGATGCTAAACTGGTGCGATGATGCTTATGAACATGTCCGTGAGTTGGATAAGCAATACTCTGATTGGCTCTGCATTCCGCAGTCTGTTAGAATGACTTCTATCAAGCCTTCAGGAACGGTTTCTCTTCTCAACGGCTCTACACCCGGAATCCACTACCCAGAGGATGAGTTCTACATTCGTCGCATTCGCTTTGCTGCCGACAGCGACATGCTACCAGCACTCAGAGAAGCAGGCTACAAGATTGAGCCAGACCACTACTCACCAAATACCATGTGTGTCGAGTTCCCTGTTCACGAAGAACATTTCATGAAAGGTAAGCGCGAGATCACAATGTGGGAACAGTTGGAGATCGCAGCGCAATACCAGCACTTCTGGGCTGATAACTCTGTGTCTATTACCGTCACCTTCAAGCCGGAAGAAGCAGCAGACATCAAGACTGCCCTTGAAATGTACGAAGGCAGACTCAAGGCTGTCTCATTCCTTCGCTACGAAGAAACCGGCTACGTTCAGGCACCTTACGAGCCTATCACCAGAGAGCAGTACGAAGAAATGTCCAAGAACATTACACCTGTTCAGCGTTTCTCAACTGACGAAGGTGGCGCAGGAACCAAGTTCTGTGATTCAGATCATTGTGAACTCTAGGAGGAAAAATGAAATTCAACCACTTGCTAAATGAAAGAGAGCGATTACAATTCTGTAAGAACAGAAACCTTGTTGTCTGTAAATGGAAGCCTGTCTCAGAAGGACAGGCAACCGCAGGCAACAATGTCTGCGTAAGTATGTTGTGCGAGGAATGTGGAGCAAGAACAGAAAAGTTCCTTCATTCCGAGGACTACAAAACCCACGAAAAACTCATTCTAAGCGAGGTAAATGATGTTTAAGCCAGTAAATCGCCACATTCTAGTGGATTACACTCCCCCACAGGAGAAGTCAGATTCAGGAATTCTTCTTCCTGACGACTACAAAGCCCCAGAACTCAATCACGTTGTTGTTGAGGTCTTGGGCGTTGCCGACGACGTGTCCTTCGGGTGCGAAAAAGGCAATAAAATTATCATAGACAAGAAGATGTTGGACGTTTTATCAATCGACCATTCTACTTATTACACAATTTTAGAGAATTATGTAATAGGAGTAATGGAATAAATGGATAAAGACTTTTACAACCAGTCGTCGGCTGCTAACCTAGGCTGGGACCCCACTTGGTTTGGGGAAAAACATTTTGACGACAAACTTGTAAGAGCAATCAAGAGGTTTCAGAAGTCCTATGGTCTCAAAGCCGACGGATTGTGTGGTCCTTCCACCTTCCGTCGCCTTTGGGTCGAGAGACAAGAAAACATTGACGACCATAAGCCCGAAGATCCTCACTATTCCAACTACATTGTTTACAATGGCGAGTTTACCCCCATCAAATGGGACAAACTTGTTCTATGGTCCGAGCGCGGTGGTCTTGCTGCCCGCTCAGGCACCTACTATGACTACACAGGCAGACCAAAGCGCGACGTTAAGTTGTTCGTCAACCACTGGGACGTGTGTTTGTCTTCCGCAATGTGCCAAAGAGTTCTAGATAAGCGCGGAATCTCCGTTCACTTCTTGATCGACAACGACGGCACAATCTATCAGACCCTCGATCTCCAACACGCTGCTTGGCACGCAGGCAACGTAAACCGCAAGTCTGTTGGTGTTGAGATCTCAAACGGCTACTACCCGAAATACCAGAAATCCTATGTGAAGAAAGGCTTTGGTGAGCGTCCAATCGTAGAAGGCGCTTGGGTTCACGGAGACGAGTTGGATCCGTTCCTTGGTTTCTACCCAATCCAGATAGAGGCACTCAAAGCACTATGGAGCGCAATCCACAGCGCTTGCGACGTTCCTTTTGAGACCCCAACAAATCAATTCGGTAAGACTTCTACAACTTACGAACAGAAATGGACTTACGGTAAGGAAAGAGGATTCGTCAGTCATTATCACGTCAACAAGAAGAAGACTGACTGTGCAGGGCTAGACATAAAAACTTTGCTATCTGAACTTGACGACTGAACTGTAATCTGTTACATTGTAAACATAACGGAGAACAAATGAAAAACGAAGTTGAGTTGATGGGAACCTACGGGAGTGATGAAACACACGCACTCTCGGCTTGGACTAGCACCAGCCGCCAGTTAGGTCCAAAGAAGCGTGCCCGAATGGGTAAGTTGCTTATGATGCTAGCAACCGAAGGTCATCACACGCCGTTCGAGAAGTCGTCTCTTCACTTTCTCGTGACGACCGACATTGCTACGCACATCCACCTACTCAAACACAGGATTGGTGTAAACATCAACGCAGAGTCGGCACGCTACAAGGAGTTCAAGGTTGATAAGTATCACCTACCCGTTGACTGGGACGAAGAAGAACGCGGCGAACTAGAAGCCTTTATCAAGGACGCCTACGACCGCTATCACAGGTGCATTGCTCGTTTAGAAGAGAAGGGCTATTCACGAAAGCGTGCGAAGGAAAGTGCTCGTCTTTACCTACCCTACGGCATTCAGATCACTTGCGACATTATGTTCAATTGGCGCTCTTTCGCTCATTTCCAGAAACTACGAAATGACGAACACGCCCAGTTGGAGGTTCGTGAGGTCGCAGCAGAAATGCTACGACTTGTAGAAGAGCAGGGCGACTTCTCTATGACGATTGAGGCTATGACCGCAGCAGGAATGCTTCCAGTCAAGGAGAACGAAGAATGAGTACAGATAACGTTTTTGTTATTGTAGACGGCGAACACACGCGCTACAATAAGAGACTGAAACATAGCACAATCAGGTTTGACCTGAATGACCCAAAACAAATGAAGAAAGCAAAGAACCTTGCTTTTGAAATTCTCAGCCAGATTGAGACTTACATCGATCTGTTTTGCGAAGAAGAAGGCGAGGAATAAACTAATTACAGCGGGAGAACAACAATGAAAGAAATACTAAACGAGTGGAAGGGCTTTATAAACGAAAGTTCAATCAGCCGTACCTACGAGCACATTCTAAACCACGACACAGCATTCTTGACTGCGTTTCGTGATAATCCAAAGGATAGAACAAAGTGCCGTCCAGACCACAGCAACGCTATGGAGAACTACGAGCGCAACCGCCAGATGAAGGCTGTTCTTTTACAGAAAGGCTATGGCGTCACTGACGTAGACGGCACTTATGTTGAGGACTTTGGAACTGACGCCGCAAAAGAGGTAAAGGAAGACTCATTCTTTGTTGTAAATCTCAAAGACGACCCGAACTTCAAGGCTTCTATCGCTGGTCTTGGAGAGCACTTTTGTCAGGATTCTGTCTTGTTCGTTCCCCGAGGCGGCGAAGAGTCTTACCTTATCGGCACTAACGACGCAGAGTTCCCCGGCTACGGCAAAGAAGAGGAAATGGGTAGTTTCCTTGGCGGCAAGGAAGGCGAGTTTATGACCCGCGTCGGCAAGTCCAAGCGACCAATCAAGTTCGCAGAAGGACTTGAGATCAAGAGCAAAATGCAGAACAATACAAAGTTCCTCATCTCACGCCTCGCAAAGCAGGTAATCAAGGAGATGAAGGGGGATAGTTGAACCCTTACTACGACGAAATCGTAGTTGGCTCTTCTCTCCGCGCCCTCTTGTTCGCAGCAGAACGGGACATTCCCGTGTTCTTCACAGAACCAGAGAAGCCGTTTGAGTTTGATTTCTTTGGACTATCTGTTGACCTGTCTAGTTGGGGTCTTCACAACGAACCTCAACTCTGGACTACACCCGACGGCGAACTAGCCACAGGTCAGCAAAAGATCGCTCTTTGGGAGCACTTGCTCTTTGTTCTCGGATTGAAAGGGCTTGTGCCTTTCTCTGATCTATGTTCTTCGATCCGTTTGGACGAAAACACCTTGACGGGCTACTCCGATTATGCTAAACTAAGGTCAATTGACTTCGGAGTTTGCTACTACTTTGACGAGCACGCAACCTACAATCTGCTTCCTTGCGAGAATAGACCAAAAACCTATCAAGTGTGGGATAGACTAGCCTTTTCAAGGGGCGGCAAGCACCACCTTGGCTTTATAGGGAGCGAAGACCACTTCTGTAATGAGATCTGGTTCTATCCAACTCACAGAATTGACGGCAATAACCCCGTAAAAGACGCCTGTGTGCTCTCAATTTTATCAGACGAACAGATTGGCGACTTTGATTTTTCAGAGACCATAGTGAGGATTACAGCCGTCAAGAAAATGAAGGATTTAGGACTAAGAGGACCAAAAAATGGATGGCAAGCAGACGGATCGAGAAAATACAGAAGTTTCAAGGTTGAAGCGCTCGATCGCCATAAATTCCTATCATCTCCTCCAATTTGGTTGGAGACAGATTCGATCAAAGTTCCGCAGATTTCTGAGGAAACACTTCTCCTACAACTCCCCGACATAGCGAGAGCCCACAAAAGAATTTTAGGACCATTATGGCTAAACACCTAGCAGGCATTATCCCATTAGCGAACTTCAAGGACAATTTCCAGTTGCCCTATGACTCGTTTATGCTTCCAATAGAGAACGACTTTACTCTTATCCAAAAGTCCGTGTTTGAGTGCGCTATGGCTGGTTGTTCTACAATCTGGATCGTAGCAAACGACGACCTCGCACCTATGGTAAAGAGACACGTAGGCGAGTGGGTCTATGATCCTGTCTATTTCTGGGACGACTACATAGACAACCGAATCGTCCAGCGCAGAACCCACATTCCAATCTATTATGTGCCTATTCTTCCAAAAGACCGAGAGAGACGCGATAGTTACGGGTGGTCTGCTCTGTTCGGAATGCATTCTGCTTGGTACACCTCTTACAGAATTTCAAAGTGGGTTGTTCCGAAGAAATACTTTGTTTCATTCCCACACGGAATGATGAACTTTTGGTCTATCCGAGAACACAGAAAAGATCTCTTCAACACCACAAAGAACTTTTTCTTTACTATTGAGGGTAAGACAGTAAAGGATAATTTACCAATCCCATTCACTATGCGCGGAGAAGACTTTATCCAGTGCCGCCGTTGGGTCAATAAACTGACGACAAAAGAATACGGACCTATGGGCGAAGGCGAAACTTGGAAAGACCTTCGCAAACTACCCCTGAAAGAACGCTGGTCTGCCCGCCACTTTGACCTCGCAACAATCTTTGAGAAGGTAAGCGAAGAAGACTGCTTCCGCCAAGAACTTGACTGGTTCTACGATCTCAGGGACTGGGACGGCTACCGCGCCTATCTCGCGTCAGATAATCTCGTGGGATCGCCCAACTGGCGCTTGACAAAACCACACAAACTGAATAGATTATGTGTGGAGGACGAGGAATGAAAGTCGGTGATTATGTAACAGATTCTTGGGGCAACAAAGGCTTCATTATGGAAGTTCCCGAGAACAACTCAAAAAGAACACAAGAAATTGTTTTTGTTGTCTGGACTTATCATAACTGGATGTTTGGAGAAAGAGTAAAGCGAGATCAATGGTGTAATAAAAGACAACTCAAACTACTATCGGAGGCATAATGAGCCATTATCATTCTTGTCCAAAATGTAATTCCAAGACCTTCTATCGCTATGTAGGTGGGTTCTATCCACAGCCGGGCTGCCTAAAATGTAATGTTTGGTTTGAGAAGCCAGCAGCAAGGAGGCATAATGAAAGTCGGTGATCTGGTTTGTCACAGAAACCATAAAGGCAGGCACGGCTTTATTACCCACACTATCACCTATTCTGGTGGAAAGATCAGGTGTCACAGAATTCTCTGGCTAGACCAACAGACTTTCCCTAGACTAGCGACCAATTTTGACGAAAGAAATCTTATTCTACTATCGGAGGCATAATGAAAGTCGGTGATCTGGTTATGACCTCCGACAAAAAGATCGGCGTCATAGTCGGAGAACAAAAGAAGAAATTTATGGTGGGCTATGTTGTAGAGGTAATGATCGAAGGGCAACTACACACCCTTCTAGCCCATAAACTCACCCTTCTCTCCGAGACCTAAAAAAAATAGGATCACCCCTAATGTAAATGCGATCGGATTCCGTTAATAACATTAGAACACTTAAGAAGGAGTTTCACAATGTTTAAGTTAATGTTTCTAATCGCTGGCATGAATGCCCCCATGACCGAGGTCGCACCAAAAGAGGACACTGGTTCAACAGAAAAGATCGAAATCCTACTAGAACAAGAGATGGATCGATTTGACCTTATTTCTGAGGAAGCCGACGAGGTTCTCACAGACGCAATCTTTATGGAAGAAATGAACTCCTACAAGTGCGTAGACTCTAGCGTAAGTGCTATCCACATGCTAGGACAATCTGCTGGAACTGAGTACAATCTAGTTCTAGAGTCAATCGACAGAAAGAACCTTGACTCAGCAGAGTTTCACCTAGACCAGTTGAACAAAGTTGTAGACAGAGCAGAAGACAAGTTGATTGAGGCAGAAGAGTGCCTTTTTGTCAACCAAGCAAACGCTAACTAAAATAACCAAATTCTTTCCGAGGGCAGCGCTCGTTTTGGGTGCTGCCCTCACTATTTATTCTTCGGCTCTGCCCTTGACAGGAGGGCGATCACCCGTTAGATTAGAGGGGTAAGGAGGGATTGTAATGAGAGTCGGTGATCTGGTAAGACACAGGGACTACCCTTGGTGCTTTGGTGTAGTTCTCTCTTTTGATGAGTTCGGGACTAACACCATCAGGTGGCTAACCACCGACACTCCCACAAGAAAAGGCGTGATTAGTAAACACAATTATCGGATTCTCAAACTACTATCGGAGGCAAAATAATGGAAAGAAAAGAAAGTAAAATCAAGTTTGTTGGGCTACACGCCCACAGCGTCGCTGGGTCTATCTTTGATGGGCTCGGCTTCCCACAGGACCACATGGAGTTCGCTTACTCCAACGGGTCTGATGCGCTTGCTCTGACCGACCACGGGAACATGAATGGTCTGTCTTATCAGGTGCTACACGCTAAGAAGATGAAGGCAGAAGGCAAGGACTTCAAGCCTATCTTTGGTTGCGAGGCTTACTTCATTCCATCTATTGATGAATGGAAGGATGAATACGAGCAGGCAATGCAGGATAAGAAGAAGGCACGCGAAGCCAAGAAGTCTGGTGCTTCTGCTGCCTCTGTTGAAGACGAAGGCGCGAGCAAGGGCAAAAGCAGCAACATTCTACGCCGCCGTCGCCATCTCGTTCTTCTTGCTCAGAACCAGAAGGGACTAAACAACCTCTTCAAACTTGTGTCCGAGAGTTACAAGGACGAGAACTTCTATCGTTATCCTCGAATGGACTACAAGATGCTCAAGGATCACAGCGAGGGCATTATTGCTTCCTCCGCTTGCCTTGGCGGCGTCTATGCTGGTAACTACTGGGAGAACCGAGAGGAAGGACCAGAGGCTGTGCTTGAGGCTATGCGAGAGACAACCCGCCAGATGGTGGACATCTTTGGTGATCGCTGGCACGGCGAGATTCAGTGGAACAATGTCCCAGAGCAGCACGAACTAAACAAGTTTGTTATTCAGGTTTGTGACGAGTTTGGTGTAAAGGTGATCTCGACCGCAGACTCGCACTACCCCAATCGTGATGCTTGGAAGGACCGAGAACTCTACAAGCGCTTGGGTTGGCTTGGTAAGGGTCGCCCGCAGTGGGCAGACACCGAGAGCGATCTGCCTGTCTCTGTTGACGAGATTGGTTACGAACTCTATCCCAAGAATGGTGACGAGATGTGGGAGTCCTACAGGCACTACTCTAAGTTGTGTAATACTGACTACGATGACGACCTTGTGTTGCGTTCTATTGAAGAGACACACCGAATCGCGTTTGATCGCATTGAGAACTTCCTTCCAGATAACACTGTTCGCCTTCCTTCATTCGTTGTGCCCGCAGGACACACCGCAACTGAGGCGCTAATCAACTTCTCACTTGAAGGTCTGCGTAAGTTGGGTCTTGCCGACAACAAGCAGTACCTTGCGAGACTAAAAGAAGAACTCCACGTCATTGACGACCGAGGCTTCTCAAAGTATTTCTTGACTATGAAGGCAATCGTAGACGTTACAGACACAATGATGCTTGCAGGTCCCGGTCGTGGTTCTGCCGCTGGTTCACTTGTTGCCTATGCTCTTGGGATCACACAGGTCGATCCAATCAAGTACGACCTTCTATTCTCACGATTCCTACGTTCTGACGCCAAGGATTACCCAGACATTGATTATGACATTAGTCGCCCAATGGAACTGAAGGACAAGTTGATTGAGTTGTGGGGTGAGGAATGTGTTGCTCCAATCTCTAACTGGAACACTCTCCAGTTGAAGTCTCTTATCAAGGACATTTCCAAACTCTATCAGATTCCTTTCAGCGAGGTCAATCTCGTAACCAACGCTATGATTAAGGAGGCAACGCCTCTCGCCAAGCAGAAGCACGGCATCAAGGCAGGAATGTACACCCCAACTTGGGAAGAGGTGCTTGAGTTCTCAAGTTCTCTCAAGGGATTCTTGAGCAAGTATCCTCACGTCAAGACACACGTCCGTGCTCTCGTCGGTCAGGTTCGCTCTGCGTCTCGTCACGCTGGCGGTGTTGTGATTGCCGAGGATCTAGACAAGAACATGCCCCTTATCAACTCCAAGGGCGTTCGTCAGACGCCTTGGTCCGAGGGACAGAACGTTCGCCATCTTGAACCAATGGGCTTCATCAAGTTCGATCTTCTTGGTCTCTCGACCCTTGCTATGATGGAGACTGCTATTGAGTTGATTCTCAAGCGCCACCACGGCATTGCAGAACCAACATTCAAGCAGGTCAAGGACTTCTACGACAACAACCTTCACCCTGACGTTATCAACCTCGATGACGCGAGAGTCTACAAAAATGTTTTCCATAAGGGCAACTTCGTAGGCACTTTCCAGTTCACCGAGGACGGAGCGCAGAACTTCGCAGAGCGAGTAAAGCCAAACAACATCATTGATGTTTCCGCTATCACTTCCATCTATCGTCCCGGTCCTCTATCGGCTAACGTCCACGAGGATTACATTGACGCCAAGGAAAGCCCTCAGTACATCAAGTATCTCACACCAGAGGTGCAGGAGATCACCGAAGAAACGTTTGGTTTCTTGATCTTTCAGGAACAAATCGCCAAGATTGCTCACGCACTTGGTAAGGATTTGACTCTTGACGAGGGTAACTTGCTCCGCAAACTCCTAACTAAGAAGGGAACCGGAAAGGGTTTTGAGGTCAAGGATGCGATCCACAAGAAGTTCATTGATGGTTGTGTGGAGAAGGGCATCGCTAGAAGTGAAGCACAGGGTCTATGGGAGAAGTTTGAATACTTCTCTGGCTATGGTTTCAACAAATCCCACGCTGTTTCCTACTCTATCATTTCTTATCAGTGCGCTTGGCTCCTAACTTACTTCGAGGCAGAGTGGCTTGCTGCTTTCCTCGACAAAGAGCCCGAGAGCAAGAAGGAGAACGCAATCAACATTGCTAAGTCTCTTGGCTACAAGATTGCGCCCGTAGACGTGAACACATCCGGTAGGACTTGGGAGATTACTAGCGACGGCAAGACTCTTATCCAGCCCCTCACAAGCATCAAGGGCTTTGGTGAGTCTGCAATGGAGCAGGTGCTTGATAATCGCCCATTCACGGACATTGAGGATTTCTTGTTCCGAGAAGAGGTAAAGTATGCTAAACTAAACAAGAAGGCACTTGACGCCCTCTGTAGGGCAGGAGCAATGGATAGTCTAATTGACGACCGCTTCACAGGTCGCAAGCACTTCTGGTGTGCGTCCGTGATTGATCGTCCGAAGACCAAGAAGAAGTTCCACGACAACATTGATCTCTACAGACCAGAAGGCGACTTCTCAGAGGAAGAGATCATCCAGTTTAAGACTGAATTGACTGGCGTGTTCCCAATGAACTTGGTCATTAGTCCCGAGACTATCCAGAAACTGAAGGACAAGTACATTCCACCCATTTCCGAGTTTGACGAGGAACTACAGATCTGCTGGTTTATCCCACGCAAGGTTGTTCCGAGAAAGACAAAGAAGGGCAAGGACTTCTGGATTGTTGAGGTTATTGACTCAAACAACGAGACAGAAAAGATTAAGTGTTGGGGCATTGATCCAAAGAAGGATAGCATTCAGATCAACCGCCCCTACATGTCGCGACTGGATTACGATCCAAAATGGGGTTTCTCAACGAGGTCTCTCTACAGAAACTTTAGATTGCTAGGCTAACAATAAGGAGTAAAGCATGGCACAGAAGAAGACACACAACAAAGCACCCAAGAAAAAGACCAGTATTGGCAAGAGTGCTCTAACAAAGCGCAAGCAACCGGGACCACATGGTGGTAATAAGGGCTACAAGAAGAAGTATCGCGGTCAGGGCAAAGGTTAGTGTCAGCCTCCCACCTATTTATGGTGGGAGGTTTTTGCTTTGAGAGTAACAGATTTGTTAAAGTGGAAGAGAGCACTAAACGAAACGAAGTTCAAGCATGAAGAACTAAATCTTGTTATAGAAACATGTGAAGCACATGCGGTTGATTTTCAAATGTTTCTTGAAAACTACTGCTCAGAAAACGACATAGATTTACAAAAACTTAATCAAGAAAAAGGAGCGCTACCTGTCCCGCCCCGAGATCCTCGAAAAGAAAAGCTGATTGTTTCTGAGATTCAGGAACAAAAAGAAGAAGATGAAATACACTCGACCTTCAAGGAACTATTCAAGAAGTTAGCGCTAAATCTTCACCCAGACCGCTCTTTTGGCTTGACAGATGAAGAGCGACAGGTTAGATTATCTATGTTCAAGGAAGCCAAGCGAGCGCTTGATGATGGCGATTACTTTATACTCCTTGACATGTCTGAAAAATTTGATGTGCGAATTCCCGACAACATTATAGAACAAATTCGCTGGATGAAAGAACGAACTAAAGAGCTTGATAAACAGATAAAATCTAAGAAGAGCACTTATGATTATGTTTTTTCTGAAGCCGAAAGTGAAGATGAAAAAGCAAAGATCGTCAAAAATTTTTTGAGGCAATTTTTCCAGATTTAGAGGTCTTAAATGGAGCATCTGCTCAACTGCCACGGAGAATGGATGGCACTTTTTAGTTGCATCAGTTCCGTTCCCATGTTAAAGTATTGGTACAAGTTCAGAAACAAGGAGGAAACTTGATTACCGACATTGTTATTGGTCTTCAGCACGGAGACGAAGGTAAAGGAAAGGTCGCCCACCACCTACTTAAGAGTGGCGAATACACACACTGCGTTCGCTTCAATGGGGGATGCAATGCTGGACACACAATCTATCACGACGGCGTTAAGTTGGTTACCCATCACATTCCTGCTGGCGTGTTCTTTGGTGTTACATCCGTTATTGGTAACGGCTGCGTGGTCGATCCAGTCAAACTCTTTGAAGAAATAGAGTATCTTGAGTCTCACGGCATCAACGTCCGAGATCACCTAAAGATTGCGGAAAACGCACACATTATCACTTCGCTACACAAGGCGCAGGACGGAACAGATGAACGAATTGGAACCACTAAGACGGGAAATGGACCCGCTTACAGGGATAAGTATGCTCGCCGTGGGGTACGTGCTGGTGAGATTCCCGAACTTCATTCCTTCATTATCGACATTTATGAGGAACTTTCTGGAGACTCTGTAATCCTAATGGAGGGGGCACAGGGCTTCTGGCTTGACCCAGACTGGGGTGACTACCCTTATGTAACGTCTTCACACACAGGAACAGCAGCAGCCCTCCAAAACGGAATCAACCCACGCTCTATCCGCAATGTCTGGGGCATTATCAAGGCTTACGAGACTTATGTTGGAAAGCGTAAGTTCCAGCCCGACGACGCTGTGTTTGATCAGATTCAGCAGGTTGGTGCTGAGTTTGGTGCTACGACAGGTCGCGTCCGTCAGTGTAACTGGATCAACACAAGGGAAGTGCGTCAGGCAATTGACATGAATGGCGTGAACCGCCTTGTAGTCAACAAGATGGACGTTCTACGCGAGATCGACACTTGGGGAACCACAGAGCGCCGCCTTCACGGCGAGCGTCACTTCCGCAAGCACCTCACGGACGAGTTCAGTCGGAGACTAGGGATCGAGAAGATCTATTTCTCTGACAACCCTCACACGATCCACGAAGAAAATCCCTTGACAGCAGCCGCCTGACCGGTTACATTATCTATAACGTTGGAGGACAGATGAGCAAGAACTACGGCTACGCATGTATCAACATGCAGTTGTCAAACCCGCAGGATTATGGTGGTAAAAAGCAAGATAGAATCACTACTAATCGCTCCATGATCAAGAGAACTTTTGAAGAGAAGGGGATCGAGTATGCATCCTCCTTGTCTCTCCTAAACGTACTCGATCTCCAAAAGATCCTTGAATGGAATGTTGAGCACGGGATCAAGTTCTTCCGTCTGTCCTCCAACGTTTTTCCTTGGGCGTCAGAGTACCAACTCCACGACATGCCCGACTATGAAGCAATCTTCGAGGCTTGTGAGAAGGCAGGCAACTATGCACGGGAACATGGTATTCGTCTTACTTCTCACCCCGGACCATTCAACAAGCTGGCTTCTCCAAATGAGAAGGTGTTTCAGAACACCTTGAGAGACTTGGAGATTCACGGAGAGTTCTTCGACATGCTTGGCTTGCCCCGAGATCACTACGCAAAGATTAACATTCATGTCGGCGCAGCCTACGGCAACAAGCCCGTAGCCCTCGATACATTTGCTCGTAACTTTGAGAGACTACCAGATAGCGTGAAGTCTCGTCTAACCGTGGAGAATGACGACCGTGAATCACTTTACTCGACTATCGAACTCTATGAGGGAGTTTACAACAGGACTGGTATTCCGATTGTTTTTGATTATCATCATCACGGTTTTTGCACTGGCGGTCTTACAGAAAAAGAAGCCTTGGAAATTGCAATCTCGACGTGGGGAGACATCAAGCCGGTAGTCCACTACTCCGAGTCCCGTGCTGAAGAAAAGCGCGACTCCAAGATTCGCCCACATGCCCACTCAGATTTCGTCAACGGACCAGTTGACGACTACGGCTACGACCTCGACGTTATGATCGAGGCGAAGATGAAGGAACTCGCCCTGTTCGGGCTTAAAAAAAACGACGCTGAGCGCTTGACAGCGGCAGCGTGACGAGTTACATTACAAACATAACAAGGAGGACAGCATGTCTACATCAACCGAAGAGAAGAAGCGCTACGTCATGGAGTACATCCGTTCACTCGTAGCAATTGAAGAGGCCATGGAGCCTTACAAGGAGCAGAAGCGCGAACTGCGTACCGAGTATCGTGAGCAGGGCTGGCTGAACACCGACGAGATCCGTGCGGCTGTGAAGGCTTACCGTCTGTTCAAGGGTAAGATTGACATTGATGAGGTTTACGACAACTACAAGGCGCTTTCGGGCGAAGATACGGAGAACCCATGATTATTGAGTATCATCGCCTTTACAGCGACGTGCAGCATCCAACTCGCTCGAACCCCTCGGATGCTGGTCTTGACATCTATGCTTTCCTCGGAGGAAAGGATGACTTCAAGGTTATTCTGCCCGGACATTCTGTCCTAATCCCAACAGGGCTGAAGTTTGGCATTCCACACGGCTACATGCTACAGGTTATGAACCGCTCAAGTGTAGCAGCCAAGCGTGGTCTTGTTGTTGGAGCCCACGTCGTTGACTCTGGTTACGACGGAGAGGTCTTCATCAATCTTCACAACGTTGGGCATCGTAGTCAGGACATCAAGCACGGAGACAAGATTGCTCAATTGGTAATGATTCCAGTAGTCCACTTCCGTGCATTTGAGGAAGTAGACGGAATACTTTACGACGAGCGTCACCCAATCACTATTTCAGAACGAGGCTCAGGAGCCCTAGGGAGTACAGGTGGATAAGAATACACGAGAAGTCATGTTTAGTTCAAAGTCAAACGAGTGGGCTACTCCGCAGTCCATCTTTGACAAACTAAACAGCATCTATGGTCCATTTACTCTAGACGCTGCTGCATCAGACGACAACTACAAGGTCGCAAAGTATTACACTCAGGCAGATGATTCCTTATCACAGGATTGGTCTGGTCATCGAGTATTTCTCAACCCACCTTATGGTCGCGGACTAAAGGATTGGGTCAAGAAGTCATACGAAGAGGGACTTAAGGAAAACACAATGGTTGTTATGCTTATCCCCGCCCGTACTGATACTGCATACTGGCACGAGTACGTGATGAAGGCAGACGAGATTCGCTTTGTTCGAGGACGCATCAAATTTGGTGATGAGACGAATAGCGCACCATTCCCATCAGCAGTGGTGGTTTTTCGTCCGTCCGCATTTGACGGACCCCGCATCACAGGAATGGAGCGACCATGAATAGGGCACAACGGCGACGGCTCAAGAAGAAGAATAAAGGCAACGAAAAACTCGCCCAAAAAATTTCCACCTTTAGCCACAGACCGGACAACTGCTCAGCATGTAACGCCGCATTTGACCCCAAATCCAAGGAACATGCGCTCACATGGCGAGTAGTTGTACGGGAAAATCCAACGCAGGTAACCCTATTTTGCCCAGATTGCATCAATAAAGCACAGGAGGTAATTGATGCCCACACCAACACAGATGATTGACCTATTTGATTCGCAGGGCTCTCACGATGACGAGTTCTCCGACAACCTAACAGGACTTGAAGGTCTAGCACGACGCGAAGCCGTCAATCACCCCTCACATTACAACACCGGAAAGATTGAAGTAATTGACGCAATCGATGATTGGAAACTTGACTTCAATGCCGGTAACGTGGTAAAGTATGTTGCGAGACACCAACACAAGGCAGATCCCCTTGAAGACCTCAAGAAAGCCCGTTGGTATCTTGACCGACTAATCGAGAGGATAGAAAATGGCAGTTAGCAGAATCAATCGAAAAAACCTAGACCAAATCCTAGGTGGCGGAGTGACAGGTGAACACGAAGTCGTAATTAAACTCTATGGCTCCAATTGTCACCTATGTCACGCTCTAAAGCCGCAGTTCGTAGACATTTCCGATGAATATGGTGATGTTCACTTCTATGCATTCAACATGGAAGACGGCGAGGGTCTAGAAAAGAAGTGGGGATTTAGTGGAGTTCCTTCCATTTGTTATGTCCGCACCGGAGGTATGCGTCCTCGTGTGCGTTTCATGGAAGACCCGCCGCAACCGCATAAAGAAATGTGGTTCCACCCAACCGGAATCCGCAAGTTTATTGACAACAATAGGAACTAACAATGGAGACAGCATTAACCTATGACGACGTTTTACTCTTACCACAATACTCCGATATCCGCTCTCGATCTGAAGTGGATATCTCTTCTAATCTGGGGAACGGACTAGAACTCGGACTACCCATCTTTGCTTCACCGATGGATACTATTTCCGAGGTAATGATGGCAGAAGCAATGCACCATGCAAGCAGTGCTGGTGTTCTACACCGCTACAACACAATCGGGCAGCAAACCGAAATGATTCGTGCTGCCAAAAGTAGCGGCGTAGCCAACATCGGATTCGCTGTTGGCATTGATAACGATTACCTTGATCGTGCTGAAGAGGGCGTAAAGGCAGGCGCAACATTTGTTTGCGTTGACGTTGCTCATGGCCACCACGTCAAGATGCGAGAAGCCTTGAAAAATTTGCGTTATGAATTGGGTTCCCAAATCCACATCATGGCAGGCAACGTAGCAACCCTCGAAGGCGTAAACGACCTCGCAGACTGGGGAGCAGACTCCGTTCGATGCAACATTGGTGGTGGCTCTATCTGTTCTACCAGAATCCAGACAGGACACGGACACCCCGGCTTGCAGACGATCTTTGATTGTTCTCGCACAGACCGCGACGTTACTATCATTGCCGACGGAGGCATTCGCAACTCTGGCGACATTGTAAAGGCTCTCGCTGCTGGCGCAGACGCTGTAATGTTGGGTTCCTTGCTATCTGGAACGCGCGAGACACCCGGAGAAACCCTTGTAGACGGAACAGGTCGTAAATTTAAAACCTACCGAGGAATGGCGTCCAAGGAGGCGCAAATGGATTGGAGAGGACGCTACTCTTCGTTTGAAGGTGTCTCCGCTACTGTTCCCTACCGAGGCAAGGTAAAGAACGTTCTTGAAGACCTTGAGCGAGGCATTCGTTCTGGGTTGTCCTACTCTGGTTGTCGCTCTATCCATGAACTACAACATAGAGCCAAGTTTGTTCGTCAGACCTCCGCAGGTCTTGGCGAAAGCAGAACACACATTCTGAATAGGAGTGTGTGAAATGTCTGACGATCCAAACTACGGAGAAGACGTAAAGTCAATTCGTTTTTGGGTCTATGACGACGATCACGCACGACTAATCATAAGGCTGAGACACAACAAGATAAGGGTGTCTCAGTTCTTCCGTGCCGTGATCGATGGCGTCATTGAGGAAGACCCAAATCTAATGGCTTTCTTGGACAATTATGTTGTAGAGCATAAGATCCTAAGCCGCAAACGCTTTACCAAATCGCTCAAACTGAGAAAGAAAGGAGAAGAAAAGTTAGAAGACTGGGGACTCCTAGATGATGCCGACAAAGAAAACCTATTTGATCTAATCGCACAGGAGTTTCCAGACCTATGAATAAAGAAGACTTACTAGTATGCTCGCAGCAGTGCCTTAAAGACAGGGAATGTTGCCCAGCAGACAAATGTAAATTTCACATTGACTATGAAGACGAATTTAATTGTTCCCTGATCTCGATCCATGAAAATGGACCTATGACTCTCAGGGAAATAGCAAAACGCGAAGGACTTTCTTTCGCGAGAATAAAACAAATAGAAAGTAAGGCACTAATTAAACTACAGAAACGTTTGCCTGACGGAGAAGAATTATTGGCTTCTTCTGGTGACGTAGACTATTTAACATTGAGTTTTTAAGGAGAATTAAAACAATGGCTCGCAAGACACTACTATCAGAATCAGAAATCCGTCAGTTTATGAAATTGGCGAACATCAAGCCCCTACAAGAAATGGGCATGGGCGGCGAACTACCAGTCCCCGGTATGAGGGATGATGAGGAAGAAGAAGACGAACCCGGAATGCGCGATTACATGCAGGAGGCTGAAGACGAAGAAGCGCCCGCCCCAGAAATGCCAGCCCCCGAGGGCGGCGAAGAAATGGAAATGGATATGGGCGCTGAAGAACCCGCAGGCGACATGGACATGGATATGGGTGGCATGGACGCAGACGGTGGTAAAGAAGAGCAGTTTGCTGACATCGTTGACAAACTTGCTGACCTACTTGGTCTTGACGCCGATGTTGAGGTTGGTGGCGAAGAAGAGATGGAAATGGGGGGTGAAGTTGACGCCGATGAAGGTGGTGATCTAGAAATGGCTGACGCCGCTCCCGAAGCCCCAATGGAAATGGGTGACGAAGATGAGGCAGATGAACCAATGATGGAAAGTGACGAAGAAATTGTACAAGAAGTCGCTCGCCGCGTGGCTGCCCGCCTACTCCGTGAGAAGAAGCAGGAAGATGTGGCGACCAAGTTAGCCGAACGTATCTTCCGTCGCTTGGCTTCAAAATAATAACTTGACAGCATTCTCCTGAGCCGTTATAATAACCATCTAGGCAACCATCCTAGGTGGTTATTTTTATGGAGGGACTTATGGTTTGGTACATTGCATTAGGAATTTTATGCTTCGGGCTTGGACTTACATTTGGGTTCTTGCTCTCCGTCAGGGCGTCAGGCTCAACAACGATCTTGATCGTCAAAGCCTCCAGCGTTATTGGGTTATCTATTTTAGCCAAGTGCATAGAGAATTACAGTTACGCGAACCTAGTTAAATTAGACGCCCTTAGAAAGTCGGGCGTAGAACCCGACGATAAGGTTTACAAGTTAGAGAAGGAGAACCAAGAGAAGATTATGAATAACTTCAAAGAAGATTCAATCAAGTTCTTGGTCAACGCACACAGCGGAATCTTCAAGGAGATCGCACCCTATACAGATTGGCGTTCAGCCATGAGGTTTTTAGAAAAGAACAGAGAACTAGCGATTCTATTTAGAAAAGGAGCAGAATCATGATTAAGCAGATTATTGGAAAGATTGTTGAGAAGCTACTACCTTCTCCAAACGCAGAAGCGCAAGCAGAACCAAAAGTCGTGAATCTAGCCGAAATGCTAGGTGGAGGTCCAGAGCCGGAACTAAGAGTAATCGGACTCTACTCCAACGTTGAAGACGAGAAGATTGCTGAACTAACACAGGCTCTACTTTACCTCAACGAGACTAACAAGTTGAGAGACAAGGAAAAGGAAGAAAGTAAGCCTGTTGAATTCTACATCAACACCTATGGCGGTTCTGCTGATGACATGTTTGCAATGTATGACGTTATGCAGCAGGTCATGGAGGAAACTGAAATCCACACCATCGGTGTTGGCAAGGTTATGTCCGCAGGCACCCTACTCCTCGCAGCGGGAACCAAGGGCAAGCGCAAGATTGGCAAGAACTGCCGCGTAATGATTCACAACGTTGCAGCAGGTAACTTTGGAATCCTACCTAACCTCACAAACGAACTTGAGGCTATCCAGCAACTACAGGACGACTACATCACTGCTATGGTTGAGAACACCAAGTTCACACGTAAGAAGTTGGAGAAACTACTTAGTGAAAAGGTAAACATCTATCTCTCTGCTGAAGAGGCAGTGAAGTATGGTCTTGCCGACGAGATAATGTGAGGTTAAGTTATGTCTGATAGTTTGTTAACAATTCTTGAAATTATGGAGGGAGTTTTGGGTGAATCTCGAAATACACTTGGGGCTGACGTAAATGAAATTCTATTGGCACTTATAGCATCCGATTCTCTAGGTGGTGATACATCAAAATTTATCAACTACGAAGAGGCTTTTCAAACGATCAATCAGAGAAAAACACAACTAACTGCTGCACAAAAATCAGCAGAACTTGAAATACAAAGTCAGCGCGCAATTAAAATGTTTGAAGAAATTGAAGATTGGCGGCAAGAAAATGGCTTTGAGGGTGAAATAACAAAGGTATGGTGGACTGCTCGACCAAATGTTTTGGTTTCTGCTGTACCCGCAGCCGAATTAGGAAACCCCTCTGACATTTTGTACGAAATAAACGGCACAGAATATCTTGGTATATCTGCAAAGTCAACAAAAACAAAACAAAAAATTGGATTTAAAAATCATGGTGTTGGGTGGCTTGTTGAAGAATTAGGTTTGAATATCGACAAAATTAATAAAAGTGTCGAAAATTTTATTGTTACCAATAAACTCAGCCAAACTGCCGCAACAAGAAAAAAGTTTCTAAGAGCACCTGAAAACAAAGACATCAGAATAGCAGCAGAAAAACACGCCGATCAAATAGTAAATCAACTTAGAGATATACTCTTAGAAAGATTAAAGGAATTACCGGTGGCAGAGTTAAGAGCACACTTGTATACTCACTGGCTCGATGCATCTCCTACAGTATATCCGTATTATGTACAATCAACGGGTTACGGTATGCCCGGAAAGTCATATGGTGCAATGATTATGGATCCGATCAACAATGAAAAATACAAATCATTGATGGGAGAAGATGTCGAGATTGTACCAGTTGGTACCAATAGCATTGGAATAAAAAGCGTAAACGGCACCAAAATTATGAAAATTAGATTTAAATACGCTGATCAAAAACTCGCATCTTCATTGAAATTGTCAGGCGATCCGTGGTAAAATAAAACAATACTTGGAGGAAACTTGAAATCACCACTACGTTATCCCGGTGGAAAAACACGCGCAATAAAGCACCTACTCCCCCACATTCCAGAGGGGGACATTTGTTCCCCATTCTTGGGCGGTGGGTCGTTAGAGTTGGTGCTCTCCAAAGATAGAGCCGTCTATGCTTATGATGCGTTCTATCCTCTCTACAACTTTTGGAATTGTCTGCTGACAGATAAAGATTATCTTGTAGCGCAGGTAAAGAAGTTACATCCATTAGACAAAGAAACATTCAAGGCTTTACGAATGCTCTTGCGAGGCTACGATCCAACGCAGGGCAAGAGCGTAGAACTTGCTGCCGCTTACTTTGCGATCAATCGTTCTTCGTTCTCTGGCGCAACACTATCAGGTGGTTTTTCCCAGCAAGCAGCCGACGGACGCTTCAACGAGAACAGCATCAAAAGGCTGGCTAACTTTGACGCACCCAACCTAAAAGTAGGCTTTCTGGGCTTTGAGGAGTCCATAGAGCAGCACAAAAATTGTTTCCTTTATCTTGACCCTCCTTACTTTTTGGAGGAGAAGAGCAAGTTATATGGAAAGAACGGAGACATGCACGAGGGATTTGATCATAAACTTTTACATTCCCTCTTGACAAATCGCCAGAACTGGTTATTATGTTATAATGATTGTGAGTTTATTCGCGAACACTACTCTGACTATGAGATTATTCCGGCAGAGTGGGCTTACGGAATGAACAAGAGCAAGAAGTCAAACGAAGTTTTCATTATTTCACGAGGTTAAAATGACAAACAAGATGGTATTCGCAAACAACGAAGAACTACGACAGAAGATTCTAAACGGAGCAAACACACTTGCTGATTATGTTTCTTCTACTCTCGGACCAAAGGGCAGAACGGTTCTTCTAAAAGAGCACGATAAGTCTGCTTTCGCAACAAAGGACGGAGTAACAGTAGCCCAGTTCGTTCAGTTGGACGACGAGTTTGAGAACGCTGGCGCACAGGTTATCCGTCAGGCTGCTAACGAGACAAACACAAGCGCTGGAGACGGAACAACAACTGCTACCGTCCTTGCGAGAGCAATCCTAAATGAAGCACAGCGACACATTGTTGCTGGTGTTTCTCCAATCGAACTACAGAGGGGAATAGATGCAACAGTATCAGAGATTTGTAACAACCTTACAGAGATGGCGCGACCAGTCAATAGCATTGACGACATCAAACACATCGCTACTATTTCAGCCAACAACGATTCTACTATTGGGGATCTCATTGCTATGGCTGTGGACAAGGTAGGTCAGGACGGCTCTATCACAATCGAAGAGTCTCGTTCTATGGAGACTTCTATTGACGTGACCGAGGGCTTCCGCTTCCCTGCTGGCTTCTGTGCATCTGCATTTGTCAACGACGAGCGTCGTAATGTGATGCACTACGAAGAGCCGCTGGTTATGGTTACAGACTACAAGATCACACAGGTAGAGCAGATTCTTCCTATTCTTGAGTTGGTTGCAAGAGAAGCGCGCCCACTCGTCATTGTTGCAGAAGACATTGAGGGTCAGGCACTTGCTGCTATGATTATGAACGCTATGCGTGGCTCTCTAAAGATTGCAGGAATCAAGGCTCCATTCTATGGTGAGGAACGCCGCAATCTTTTGTCTGACCTTGCTATCTCGACTGGTGCAACATTCATCACCCGAGAGTCAGGACAGAAGTTGCAGACCGCAACTCTTGATCAGTTGGGTACGGCCAAGTCTGTTGAGAGCACCAAGGTCGGCACCATTCTTGTCGGCGGTAACTGTGACTACGAAGCAGTTGAGACTCGTATTGAGAGTCTAAAGGCTGAGATTGCAAACACAGACGACTTTGCAGAGTGCGAGCGCATTCAGGGTCGCATTGTTCGCCTATCTTCAGGTGTTGCTGTGATTCATGTTGGTGGTGCAACACAGGTAGAGATGACCGAACGCAAGCACCGCATTGAGGACGCCCTTGAAGCAGTCCGCTCTGCACAGGAAGAAGGCGTAATCGGTGGTGGAGGCACAGCCCTGCTACGAGCAAGCAACTCTCTTGTCGTTACAACTGACCACGAAGAGCAGGCAATTGGTATTGCGATCGTAAAGAAGGCATGTGAAGCGCCCTTCCGTCAAATGTGTAGAAACGGCGGCAAGAGCGAAGACCTCCTGCTGGCGCATGTTCTAGACCAGTCAAACGACATGGGCTATGATTTCCGCAACGGCACCTTGACAAACCTCTACGAGCGTGGTATCTTAGATCCAGTGAGAGTAACCAAGTCGGCACTGAAGAACGCAGCGTCGTGCGCCGGCACACTTATCACGACCAACTATGGGATTATTCAGGTATCATGATGATAAGAGGAGACTTAGTTCACATCCCGCAAGATGCTTTCTTGCTTCAGGATGCAGAAGAATATCTAAAAGAGTATGTCAAGACAGACAAGCCAGTCAAGGCATTGTTTTGGGATCGAAACCCAAAAGAACCAACATGGGGAATGGTCTACTACAAAGGCAAGGTCTGGTCGGTAAAAATGAGAGACATTTATCCAATCAACAAGGAGGTGGAGAATGCTAGTTAAACTTACAGAGGTGTGTGGAACAGGCGCAGTAACAAGTGGTCGCCGTTATTCACTACGAGAGGTGTTCGTCAATCCAGAACACGTCGTCATGGTGAGAGAAGAACACCAGATGAAGAATCTAAACGAGCAAGGAATGCTTACAGAGGGTCTAAGCAAAGAACACCGCTTCTCCAAGATTACTATTGATAAGGGAACCACAGGCACAGAGATTGTTGTTATTGGAGATCCAAACTCGGTAGAGACAGCACTACAGACCCGCAGCCAACTACTGAGAGGATAAGATGGG